CACTTACTGATGCCAATGTCTCTGGACCTTTTACAGCTAAGTCAGATACACTAACACCTTTTTGTTGTGCAATAACTTCGTTTAATTCAGACAACAAAATAGTTGTGTTTGAATTAGGAATCATTTCAACATCGGCTGTTTTAACTTTAACCATTTTACCTGTTTTATGAAATCTAGCTAACATAGTGCTACCGTCAGATAACTTAGTTCTAGCCATTACTGTAGCAAGATCCTCAGCTTGTTGACCTGCAGGAGATTCTACTAACTTAATTAATGTGTCGTGATCTGCTGCTTCTAAATTCTCAGTAGTTACTACTACACAGCTATCTGGTTCACTGGGTAGAGTTTTGTATGCAACTACAATTTTTCTTTGATTTTGGACCATACGTCCTATATGCTTTAACATATTATACTCCTTGTGGGGGTTGTTGATTTGCTGTCACCGCACCCAAAAATGCATCTAATTTGTTGTAAGTTTGTCCTACAGTCATCATTTCGTTTGGCTTAAATGCGCCACGTTGACTTGCAACATCAATGATGCTTTTTAATGCTTGTAAGTCTGTAACTGTCAAGTCGGGTGCTTGTTGCTCTGTAGCTTCAGCAGCCGGTGATTCATTTACGTCTGCTGTAGTTTGTTCTTCGCTCATAATTGTCTCCTTGTTATAGTATATATGCGCATATTATTTATTTGTACTTCAAATGTGGACACGCTAACATGAAATAACTCATGTCTTTGCCGTCTTCAAAACCTATTGTAAGTACTTGTGTTAATCTATTATTGTTATCAAGTATAACATTCTTTCCTACAAAGAATCTATTTTTTAAATGCCTTTTGATCCATTTAGCTATTGAGTCTTCTAAGTTGTAAGTAAGTGCTACATTAATATATTCAAAGTAGGAAGGCGGATGATTTACCTTCCTAGCATTAAATACTTCTAACGGATTAATTTTTCTCTCTTTTATCATCTTATGCCGATAGTTCGTAATGTGCCGTTTGACCAAATGGTGCTTCTAAGTTTTTGTCATGGTGTGAATGGATAACAAATATAGTATCACAATAGTCTTCATCGCCCCAACTGTTCCAAGGATAGCCGTCTGTAAACATGATGAACTTTTTAGGGTTAATGTCATGTTCTTTCATATAGTTCCAGTTAGCATCAAAGTCGGTGCCACCACCACCCATAACTTCATAGTCTTCTAAGTTTTCACCATTGTCTGCTGTAAAGTCTTGTTCGTTGTATACTTTAGTATCAAAGCACCAAATTTTAATATTATAGTCTGGAAACTCGTCCATAATACCTTTAACTTCGCCTAAGAAGTCTTTAGCTTGTGCATTGCCAATTGAACCACTCATATCAATTGAAATACAAATATCAATAGTATTTGAAAAGTTCATGCCTGGAAGTACAGCACCGCTCATTTGACCTTTGCGTGAAGGACGACTAAACGAGAAGTCACTTTTAATAGTTGATTGTATTTGTTGACGAAGAATTTGACGCCAGTTCATCTTAGGCTCTGTCATTTCTTTAATCATACGCTGTACACCTGCTGGTGTATTGCCTGCACCTGCACTCTGCGCAGCATTTATCATGCTCTCTTTAATTTCATCACGTATCTTTTTGAGCTCATCTTTGGAGTAACTAGGACGTCCTTTTCCAGGCTCATCACCCTCTTTACCAGGCTTATCACTTTGTCCTTCACCTGCACCTTTTTCCCAATCAATATGCTCGTCAAGTAACTCGCCTAATTGTTTTAATTCTTCTTCGTCGTATTTGTTGAAGATGTCATCATATACATCTTCAGAAGACCAATTCTCGTATTTAAAATCTTGGAAGCAATCAACTAGTTTGGGTATTTGACCAATACGATCTCTAACTAACAAGTTGTTAACAATATAATCAGCGGCAATATTGTAGATCATAGGATCACGACCTTCTCTACGTCCTAAGTGATCAAAGACACAGTGTAGTATCTCGTGTGCAATAACAAACTCAATTTCTTTGTTTGATAGTGCATTAAAAAATTGTGTATTAAAATAAAGGTTACGTCCGTCTACGGCGGCTGTACCTAGCCAGTCGTCACCTTCTTGGATGCGCAAACGTGTAGCCATATTACCAAAGAATGGATGACGTAGTAGTAAGCCAATTCTAGCAACAATAATACGGTCAAGTACGTCAACACGCATCTCTTCAAGTGCTTTAGGTGTAATATCTGGGTCAGGTTGCCAGTTCTTTTTACCTTCTACATTGTATAGTACGTCTGGATTAAACATGTGCTACGTCCTTTATTTCAATTTATAAGTATATTATACACGTATTTACAGTAATTGTCAACCAAAAAAAAGGAGAACGAGCCCAAAAGACCCGTCCTCCTAGCCATTAATGGACTGTTTGAGCAGCCTTAATGTATTTTCCAAACCTCTCGTGGAACTCGTCAAAGCAAGCCACTTCGTCTGGATCAATGGGTAATTGATACTGTGTTAGTGCGAGCTTAATGCCCATAACTACTAGCTCAGTTTCAAAATTATCCATTGCAAATTGCAGGAAGTTATTGACTTTGTCATCAAACTTTTTATCACCTTTGTCTGATGCTTCTTTCAATTCATAGCAAAGAGATACAGTTAAGGAATACATAGCACTGATTTCTTTCTGATGCATCTCTTTTACTTTGCCTGCAAGTATGTCAGTAGGGTTAGGCATGCTCGACGCTACCTTGCGGTGAGCCATAAATTTGACAGCCAAACCTTCGCCTACTGCACCAGCTACAAGATCTGTAGTGGTGTTCTCGTCAACACCATCTTCTAATAATTCTGATACAAATGTCCACGAACGTGGAGTTGCAAAAGAACGACTAGATGATTTAGGATCAAAGTCGTAAAGATCCTTTTTGCTGAATGTAATATAACCTAATACATCTTGGTGTATCTTGTTATCAGCAGCCCACTGGAACCAATCGTCAAAAGATACAGCAAGTTCTAAGTGAATAAAACGGTTAGCTAACGGAGCAGGCATACGGTATGTAACACCTTTGTCAGCTTCACGGTTGCCAGCTGCAACAATAAGAACGTTGTCAGGTAAACAATACTTACCTACTTTACGATTAAGAATAAGTTGATACGCTGCCGCTTGTACGCTAGGCGCCGCTGAATTCATTTCATCTAAGAACAATACGACATAGTCGAACTGTGATGCAAATTCTTCTGTAGGAAGTTCTTCTGGTGCTCCCCAAACCATTTTACCAATATTGCTATCAAAGTATGGAATGCCTTTAATATCTGTAGGCTCCCATAATGATAAACGGATATCAATTAAGTGTGAGTTGCCTAGTCCTTCAGTAATTTGACGAACAATGTCAGACTTACCAATACCTGGAGGCCCCCATAAAAAGACCGGACGTTGCTTTTTAATAGCATGTTTGATTGCGCCTTTGGCGCTGTTGGGTGATACGGTGCGTGTTGCTGTAGTTTCCATTGTGTATTCCTTATTTCAGTTATCAGTGCTTAATTTCTAACTATATATACATTATACAGTCTTTATAAGAAATGTCAACCTTTTTCTAAAAAAAGAACTTGTTTAGAATCAACAACTTAGGAATTTTCTTTGCTTTTCTTTTGACGAGTCATTGCTTTTTGTAAGCCATATTTGCGTAAATCGCCTGAAAATAACGATAATTCTACAGCTTTCTTTTGATCAGTTACAGTAATACACCTATTTGAAAGATAGTACGGACAGTCGATAAATTGGTCTAGAAAGATAGCAATTTGTGGAGTTAGAGTCATTTCTTTAGGATAAGGTATGTCGTAAGTAGTAAGCTCTATTTGCTGAATAATATCTAATCCTGCATCAGTTAGACGTAGTCCGCCGGAGTCTTTTGATCTCGTATTTTGCCACCATAACGGCAAATATTCTTTTACGTTGATGTCGTTTGAACTCTTACCCAGCTCTCTTAGAAAGACTTTAGTAAATGTTTCTTTCCAGTTCATTCAGGAACTTCTTCACCTGTTGTTAACTTAACTACAACAAACTCCTCGCTTTTAAACATTTCGTTTAACTTTTTTGCAAGATTGTGTGCATGTCCGGGATTAGAAAAACTTACTTTCTTATATTTAGGGCCCGGATAGTTAGTAATGGCATTAGCACTTTTTAAATTAAAAGGTTTATCTTTATAAAATACTGCCCAAATAGCTTCAGCTTCTAATACTTGTTCACTTTTATAAGTTTTGTTATTGATGTGTTCTAATAGAACAGTTGGTTTGGGGCGACTCATATGCGTATCCTTATTATTAACTACGCATATATTTATCTCTTTTGTAGGTTAACTACGTATTTTATTATCTTACAAATTTAGCAAACGATGTAGTAATATATTTGGTATCGTTTGTAGCAGGCATGCCTCTGTGCCTATGCGTCCAATGTGCAGGAAAGAGTATTGTTAGACCTTTTTTAGAAGGAGTAGTTATATCTTGATTGTAGAAATAAGTACCACCTTCATCTTTAATATTACACAAATAAGACATTAGGCTAAGATGCCGTGGCTCAACTTCAGGGTCTGTTGAGCCGTCATTTTCGCAATGCGGTCTTGAATATGATTGTCCTGGCAAATATTTGTGAAACATTGGAGGAGTCATTCTCCACGGTACAAGATCTTCATAACTAAACTTATACTTTTCTTTATACAGCTCAATTACTGTAAACATTTGTTTAGAATAAGCATCTATTAGGTTATTAGGCAATGCTTGTATGGGTGTTACACTACAAAAATTATGCGTATCGCTTTGAAATAGATCGGCATTTTTTTCAAAATAATCTACAATTTCGTCACATAAATTTTCATCTATATACCATCCTGCTATAAAATTATTAAGTTCATTACCTTCCCAGGGTGTTAGCATTTTATTTCCAATCATTACCGCCGTTTAGTTCTACTTTAATTATTTCTTCGTTATTATTTTTAGATTCAACAACAAGTTTTTCTAGGTCTCCTTGTAGTCTAGACATAACTATGCCTAATGTAAATGCAAGATTTTTTGCTTGCTCTATAGTTATTTTAACTTCTCTTGCCTTACTTGCATCGGCGTTTTTGACCTGTGTAAGAAACTGTTGTATTGGCAAAGTGTTAATTGGTTGCACGACTTAACTCCTGCCGCATTTCAATTTCTGTTTTAAACGGACCTTTTGTTTCATAACGTTCAACAGTAATTAGTTTAGGGCAAAAGCTCTTTACCCAACCTTTGTCGAAGTGTATAATATAATATCCTGCACAGTATAAACTTTTTGATTTTGCGCTTTTAGTAAAAAGAGGCAATTTGCGTTGCACATCATACATTTCATTGTATGGCTTTACACTTGTAGGACAATTGTGTATTTTATATTCGGCTTTTGTTTCAATTTGTCCTGTATCAGGTTTATCACTAAAAATAAATTCCATACCAAACTTTTGCTTCATTTGACGTTTATTGTCAAAAAAGCAAGTTTCTATATTGCTTGTAAACAAATAGCGATCGTCATTCCAACTAAGTGTTCCGACCTTTTCTCCGTTACTTTCAACAATCCAAAATTTATCTTTCAATACAGGTTTTGCTTTTAATGTCATATAGGGTATCTCGCTTGTAAAGGTGTTGCATATGTTTGTGCTTGATCTGCAATACGTTGCATATCCCACTTAGCACAAAATTTCATAAGACGCATACCTACTTGTTGTATTTCTTTAGGTGTTGCGTTTTCTGCAATAGTTGTATTAATAATCTCTCTAATGTCTGCAGGTTGTGCAGTTAAATCACACAATGTAACATTACGAGTATAGTCGTCAAGTACACGATGTTCGTCGCCATTATGATCAGTCCAACGTTGTAGCATCATGTTATTCCAGTTGTAACCTTTTTTGTCTTTGTCTGCAAATGCTTCAATAAGACCTACTTTGTTCTTAGTGCCTTTTTTGCGTACACCTGGATATGCACTAAACACGTTGTCGCTAGTGTCGCCACGCATACACTTCTCAAACAACATGTATTCAGGGTCAGGCGCCGGCTTTTCTTCTTTAGTCTTTTTATCAATTACACGATTGCCTTTTTCATCAAAGTAACCTTCGTGCGTAATAGTAACATTCTGTATACCATTGTACTGCCTACAGTTAGGAGCAATAAGTTGTGCAAAGTCACCGTCTGTACTAATAATAACATGATCATCATTAGGGTGTGCTTGTACCCAGCCTGCAATAAGATCATCAGCTTCTAGTTGCGGATGACGCATAACAGTACAATTAGTCTTATTAGTAACAAAGTCTTTGAACTCGTCAAAGATTTCCCAAAACAATGTATCTTCTTCTGCTTGCGCAGGAGTAAGAGCATCACGAGCTACTTGTCTATTGCGCTTGTAAGGTTCGTAGTAGTCTTTGCGCCAGCTACGTCCTTCCAAACAAAATACAACATGATCAGCATCAAAGTCTTGCCATGCTTTTTTAACACCATTGAGTGTAATATGTAGAGCCATACCTAGCTTAGTATCTAAGTCGCCACGCACGACATGTCGAGCACGGAAGAATGTGTTAGCTGTATCTACTAGAATATAAGTTGCCATTAGTTTGCCTTTGTGTAATTTATAGTACTATTATAGCACCAGATCTGGCTTGTGTCAAGCATTATCAATCCCATAAATTTTCATACCACTTGCCAAACAATGTAAATGCATTTGTAAGACGTTCCTGTGTTTCTTTCAAACAGGCTATGCATACTGGATCAGCAAAGTTTGAACATTTATCACGACACATGTCTCCAGCATCTATTTCTTTTGACTTGTGTCCAAACGCCCAGATCATTTCGTCTAGTATATCATCCCACTCTTGTTCTGTCAAGTCTGCTGGATGACCGTGTTGAGTTGCTTTTAATTGTACAAGCATAGGATGAATAATCATAGCAAGTGTACAATCCATGCTCCATGTGTCGTATGGTTCTATTTCAACTCTTGTGGCACGGTTCTTACGATATGGACCTATGCGTACTTTCATGATACTTCGCTTTTGTCTTTCCCAAGTGGAGTAACATTGATATATCCGGCTCCGCGATTAGTATCCTGTCCTTCTTCTTCGAGCATATTATATACAATGTCACGGAACCATCTATCAACAATTTCTTCTTCTGGGTCATTGTCAACGCCATAACCTGCTTCAATAAGTTGTGCGATAAAGTATTTGTTCCAGTCAAGTTCAAAGAAGCCATTACGCACATTCTCTTCATTAACTTTAACATCTATAACATTTACCCAAGGTTCTTTCTTACGTGTGTGATATGCTTTAGGATCACGTTGTTTAAGTAGTTCCATCTTTTCAGATTCAACAGCAGCCTTTTCGGCTTCTACTTTATCTAGTCCTGTTAGTTTTTTTAAAAAGTTTTTCATATTAATCCTTTTCGTCTCATTTCTTCTGGGCTCATAGGTTGCTTAATTGGAGCTTTCATTGCTTTATCAAGTCTTTCTTGTTCCACTTGATTAAGTACCCCATGCATTTCCGAATAAGGATATGTGGAGCCTTGGGGTAAATCGCCATCCTTTTTCCATACACGCTTCTGCCACGTCCTTAACATTGAGGGCGTATTCTTCACTGCGTCCACCCAACGGCATAAGATATACTGGACATTGTACCCCGGCACTCTGATAAGCACTAACAGCCCTTTCAACTTCGTTAAAGTCATCTTGAGTAGCGACAACAAACTTAAGATACATGTCACTACCGTTAACACTGATATACTGACTAGCAATATCAGGTTTAATAGCAGTTTCCCAAGGTTCTCCGCTAACACTAAGTTTTGGGGAACAACTCCAAGTGACTGTAAATCTATCTTGAGATTCGAGATACTCGTAGAAATCATCTTTGAGTACTTGTGTAGTATTTGTTTCAAATGTAACATTTTTTAAATCCTGCATACGTGGATGTTCAAATAGCTCTACGTAAAGTCGTTGCCACGCTAACAACGGTTCACCGCCTGTCATAATCAAATGGACATCTTGTCCATTATCTTGTACCCACTTACCGTTAGGAGTGAGTGAAAGCAAATGTTCTACAACTTCGTCTACAGTTGCTTGTCTATTAAAGTGTTTAAACTCAGGATAGATACTTGCATATGTATCACATCCTGTGTGTATGATAGGTAAGTCTTCAAACTTTTCTGTAGTCTTATGCACATCTTTAGCAATTAAATCTGCTACTTCTTGATTGTATCGTTGTCCTTCTGCATGTAACTCTGTGCGATTCTTTTTAGTATCTACACCAAAATTCATGCAACGGAAGTTACAACCGAAGGTGCGTAGGAATACACTAGGTACTCCTACAAACTTGCCTTCGCCTTGTACGCTATAAAACGCTTCTGAATATCTAAGTTTCATACTCTACTTCCCACATGCAAATTCTTGTTGGAGTTTAATATTGTCCATGAACTCTTTCTTTGTACCTGCGTCATCTTTAAACGCACCTTTTAAAACAGTTGTTTGTGTAAGACTACTGTGTGCCTTTACACCTCTGTTTTCAACACAACCGTGTGTTGCTTGTACATAGACACCCAAATGTTCTGCACCAGTTGCTTTTTGAATCTCACGTACAATGTCGTTTGCAAGTTCTTCTTGTAGTGTACCTCGCATAGCACACCATTGTGCAATACGTGTATACTTACTTAAACCAATCAGTTTGTCTGATGCAATAATACCAATGTATGCTACACCTCTAACAATCTGATGATGATGTGAACACATACTTGTAAGTTCACTACGCACAACTAACATACCTTCATAACGATCATCGCTATCATTTGGAAATGCTGTTGCTGGAGGCATTGGTTCATAACGTCCTGCCATTAGTTCATTGATATACATCTTTGCAAGACGTTTACCTGTACCGTTACTGTTAGGATCGTTTTCTGTATCTATTACAAGACCTTGTAATACGTCTTCAAACTTATCAGCAAGCTCGTCAATTAGTACTTGCTTTTCGCCGTCTTTAATAAAGTCTGAAATGTTGTCGCCAGCCCAGAAGCGTTTGTCTGCTTGTTGCAAACGGGCTTTTATCTCTTTACTTTTACTCATATACTTCTCCGATGTTTAGGCAGTGGATTGCCGGTATAGTGTATAACATAATTATATTATACATGTTATTTAGGTTTTTGTCAAGTATAAAAAAACATTTTTAACCTGCTGATTTTACTGCAAGATTATCCCAGTCAATTTCAGAAGATTTATAATTCCCCTTTTCGGGTATAACATTTCTAACCCCGCCAGTGGGATTTTTCATATCTTCATCACGTCTAAATATTAAGTGTACATGTGGATACATGCACGTTTGACCTGCACTTGTTCCTACGTTCATCCCTACGTTAAAACCAGTGATGTTAGTCTTTTGAGAAACAACGTTTGCTTCGCCTGTTGCAATTGCAAATTGGAAACACTTTAACATAGATTCTAAATTATTTTCTTTTGGTACAACTAACAAATGTCCTTCTGTAACAGGATATTTGTCTTTGAATACAGTATATTCACGAGTTTTAAGTTCAACATCTTGCCAAGGTGCTCTACCGTCTTTTTGCGCTTCGGCTAGTGTATCCATTATTCAACTCCTATGTCACGTTTAATTTTAGCAATTAATCGCTGTTGTCTATAAATGCTGTCTTTAGTGCCCTGCATATGTTGATATTTAATTTTTGCTGCTTGCATTTCTTTTAGTTCTTCTATTTTGCGCTCGACACTTTCTTCAAGTGCCTTAATATATCTTAATCGTTCTTCTCTATCGTGTGCCATTTAATATTCTCCTACTTTTTCCCAAGGATATACTAGCCACACATCCTCTTCTGCTTTGTTAATTTCATGACAAGTGTAATCAACTTTACCATCCAATTCGCTGGCTAGATTATCTGTTAGTGTAGCAAATCGTACATTGTCACCCCATAATTTATTCCATCTAGGATCATTTGGTAAACAGCTCGCTTGCCAATCTTTTTTAATCCAATTAAATGTAGCACCAGTATCATTGATATCATCTACAATTAGAATTTTTTTATGTAGTGGACTTGCTGTTACTATTGTACCGTCATTATATCCAAACGCATCTTCAGCCATCCAGGCGTTAGATTCGCTTTCGCTGTCATCGTCACGCAAACTTACTTTAAGTGCTTCACACCGTATTCCAGTCATATTACTTAATATAGTAGCAGGAACGTTTCCGCCTCTTGTAATACCTACAATATAATCAGGACGCCAGTTGTCTCTAAACATCTGATTCATAATGCTTATACACATACGCTCTATGTCAGTCCAACTGTAATAATGTTTCTTAATCATGTTTAGCACCTCTTGCTAAGTAATCTTTATTGTGAATCCAAATACCATTCTTTAAAAAACCCCAAGCGCCTGCTTTACGGCCCATAAAGAACAAACTCCAACATGGAATTTCATTACCGTCTGCATCTTTGCCAAGTTCTAACCAATGTGTATCATTTGCTTTACGATAACGGAAATGTCCAGGTCCTCTCCAAAAACGCCCGTCTGGAGTATTTTCCCAATAGCCGCCTTTGATAATAAATGTTGCATAACTCCAAGGATGATCATGCAGTACAGGTTCATCACTTACAAGAACCTTGTGTAGTGTTATGTTAAAAGGAAAGTTCTTTCTGTCCTTTAGAAACACATAATATCGTACTAGGTAAGGCACATCGCTATCACGTTCTGTAATAACTCTACGCCTACCAAGTTTGTCCATTAGTTTAGAAAAGATCATTATTTTGATGGTTCCCTTTATAATCTTGTTCAACCATTTTGTAAACGGTTCTAAAATTTTCCAATGCTTTTTCAAGTGCAGGATAATGTTGACACATATCTTTCACTACACTCATAGCAGGCAAATGATCTATCCATTCAGTACCAAAGCCTGTACTAACAGTTGATCCTGATACAATACTATCAATGTTAATAGTATCATCTAAATTAAAAACATAATCGCCATCTGTAATTGTAAAGCTATCAGTAGATATTGTATCAGTAGATATAGTAGTAGTTGTTGCCATATCGTCAAATGTAATATCATACGGATCACTAGATCCTGTAAGTATTACAATGTCATTATCGTCTTTGGATTGTGTCATACAATGCTGCTCCGCTAAAAAACTCTTTGTTTAACTTTGTACGTTGTTTGTCTAGACTTACAAGATAGTCATCATAGTTTTCCATGTAATCACATATCTTTGCAACAATTTCGCCTCTGTGTTTTACATATGCAGGGTAGTCTTCTGTCCACTTGCTAGGATATGCAAACTCTGGCAATGCCATTTCACTGTAGCTGAGCCTATCTGGTACCATAGGAATAGCATCTACTAATGCTCCTTCGTACCAACTAATGCCTAGTGTTTCTTGCAAGTTAGCACTAAACACAATCTTTGCTTCACCTAACAAATTATGGTATTCATTTTTAGTAAGTTCACGTTCTTGGCATACTACAAATTCATATTGTGGCAAACGTGTTTGAAGGTCTCTAAAGATATCAACTTGTTTCTCAGGAGCAACACGATGTGGGAACAAGATCAAGTCTCGCTTTTCCATACCTTTGTAACTATCTAAACTACCTTTTAGATACTCCATAGGCCAACCTACACGATGTACTTTATCATCAAAATCTAATGCTTCTTGTGTTGTCCAGTGATCATTATTTTCTTTATCTAAAATTGTATCACAAAACATATCAATATGAAAATCTGTAGCATAAAAATTATCATCAAAGCATTCATACATACTACGTTCAGCATGTCTTACCCAAGGTTTATCACCTATTAGCCTGCCCAGGAAATCATGAGGATCATAACTACCAGCATGCCAAAGACCGCCGACTCGGATATCAACACCCAAGAGCTCAGCCATGTATTTAAGTTGGATAACAGTTGGGTTCCACGCATCCGTATATAAGAAATAATCTCCATCTTTTACATCTCCGTTGCAGAACATTTCGCCTATCTGTTCTAGTTGTTTACTTTTGTAAACGTTAGTGCCGCCAAAGTTTAAGAAAGCCCCAGGCGTAGTTGCCTGAGGCGTTTCCCCACCACTAATAACTTTTACGTCTTCATTTGTAGCACGTTGAAGTTGCCGAGGCAAATAGTCCTTCCACTGTTTAGTATAACGAGTGTCTACTGCTTCGATGTCTACAATATGAATAGTCATTAGCTTCTCCGGTTGCGGTTCTGATTACGTGCTTTAGCTCGTAACCAACCTTGGTACTTTTGGAAAGCGATCCAATTAGGATCATCTTTTTTATAAAGTGCTTTTTCGTCAAACACTTTTCCTTCGAAACGACAGTAGTTACGATAAGTATCCAAGTCATTAAAGACCTTGTTTACTGCGGGGTTTTGAATAGTCATTGGATTAATTCCTCTTATTATGACTTTGCAGGATAGTAAATTAAACAGCCGTTTTCGTTGTCTTCTGCAACGCTGATCTCTACAAACCGGCCTGGATATTTTGTAGAAATTTCTAAGTACAAGTCATCTGCGATCATCTCACAGCTCTTGTGATCTAGTTGTATGACATCTTGTGCATACAACCTTTCCATCCAGCGTTTAAACTGAATGAATTCAATGTCGCGATCGTTATGAAATACTTCAATACGAACACGAAAGTGAAAGATATGACGATGTGGAATACCAAGGAATGATACGTCATCCCAATCGCCTGTTGCTAATTTAGGATCAGTATCTGCGCCTGGGTACATGTGTACACCTTCTTTAGCAAAGGTTACCCAAATACTTCGTTGTGCTTCTTCCATTTTATCTTCTTCTCTCATTCTACGTTGCATATATGCGTAATATCTTTCTTGCATATTATTAGTATACTTTCAATTAATAACTTTGTCAAGGCCGTATTTTGACCAATCTGTAAATTTATTACGATCCATTAGATCATGTAAGCTATGACACCAAACGCCTGGATTAGTTTCTTTAAATCCTCGATCATCAATCTTAACCATTGTGTTATAGTTCCACTGTCCAACATAAGGTACTACAACACGTATTTGTGGAATGAAGTTATTATACTCAGTTAGTCCACCGTCTAAGAACCATTCCATATTAATTGTACTTGGAATGTCTAAACTACATAGAATACCTTCTTTGACAAGCGGAAGTACCATTGCTTCCCATTCTTCAAAGTCTTCTGCTAGTTCAGGATTATAACTGTGGTTAGCACCAAAGAATACATGCTCTACCTGTTCGTTTGCAATGTGCTGTTTAATTGTTATATAAGAATGTATGCCTGTAACAAACAATGTTTTCATTCCGTAAGCAGGAGTCTTTTCAACTTCTGTACCTACAAAGAATTGTACATCACTTTCTACGCCTGTGTCATAATCACGTTTCATCTTTACCTTCTTTGATCCAAACATTAACATGAGCAACTGCACCGTCTGTACGAGTAACTACATAATCTAAACCCGCTTGTCTTAAAGCAGCCCTAAGTTTTTCAAGATTTTTACAATCTTTCATTCTAAACCTTTTTGTACTAAGTAAGAATTAATTCTGTGCATTTCATCTTTTAGATACAGTTTCATAGTTTTCATACGCCTAACTTCATCTGTTACTGTTATATTATTATACTTTACTTCGAGCTCTGTGTCAAGTTCTTTATGCTTACGTTCTAATTCTGCATAATGAGCTCTAAGTTTATCTTCAGTAGATTCATAATTGCTCATCCTCTAGTTCCTCCAACTTAGTTTCATCTAATTCGTCAACAGGTTCAACAGTTTCCTCTACATCAAATAATGCATCAAAGAATGTAGAACTGTTTACAGTCTTTTTACCAATAGCACCTCTAGTACCTGGAATTGACATCCAAAATTTGGAATACTGATCAATGACTGCTAACGACTCTTCTTTTGTTGTCTTTGAAAATATTTCTTCCACAACATCTCTAAATGTAATTCTGTCAAACTTTTCTTGCACTAGCATATTAGGAATGACACCTGCGTCATACTGCCTATTAGCTTCTTGTACAGCGTTAACATGTGTCCATACGTTGTGACCCATTTGTATAGCATAACTAAAGCTATCCCAGCTTGTAGAGTCTTTCTTACGTACAATTTGGTTACCGCTTGGATCTAATACAGGATTATCGTTTTTGTCTAGTTCAACTTCGCCTGCACTTACTTTAGGCACACCAATCTTATTACGATCGCCTTTAGCATATGTACAAATGTCATTGACTAGTAATCCGTCACTTAATGGACTATCCTCGAACACTTTAAAAATACCGTCTTGTGTCGTAGCGTCCTTAAACGTTCTAGTATCTGTTGCATATTTTAGTTCGTCTACACTAGGCAACATCCGATAAGTCCATTTACCTCTATCAGGAGTTTCATTAGACGTATATACTTGTCCGTTAGCTGTAGCTAAGAACGGACTTGCACAATCAAATGTAAGCATCATAGTAGGGTTGTAATACTTGCGTATAGCACGTTGTAAGTCTGTTAACAAACAAGCCCACTCTAGTTTACTTGTACCTAAG